GTATCACCCTCTTTAAAAATTTCATTAATAGGATTTTTATAAACATAATTACCATTACCAATAGCTCTTATCTCTCTTAAATATTCTTCTATTATTGCTGCTTTTGCATTTGCTTTGTCTGCTTTATTTGCATAAGTTGTACTAGCCCATATATCTATTTTGTTTCTGTAGTATTCTGTTAAATCAAAAAATGGTTGTTCAAATTGTGCTTTGACTATTACTATTCCAGAACTGTTTTGTTCTCTTAATGCTTTCTTACCAAAATCTAAATACCTTTTAAATTCTGGGTGTGCTTTAAAAACTCCTTGTGAACTTTCCTTGTTAATAAGATTTAAAGCTTCTTTGTATCTTGTTCTATCGTCATCACTTGCAGTTGAACCTAATAAAGCCATAAAGCTATCTATTCTTGTTCTTGCTTTTGCTTTATCTCCAAACTTGCCATTGTTGTAATCCCTTGTAAATCTATCCCACCAGAGATCTACATTATCATTTCTTAAATCATATTCTTTAACAATAAATTCTCTAAGGTTTGGGTGTTTCTTTATTAAAGTTTTGAGAGTAGCAACATTATTTTTATATGTTGTAGTATCAGTAGAAGACCAATCCATACTACTTAAAGTATTTTGTATGTCTATTTTCTTTTCCTGTTCAACAAAATCCTGTTCTTCTTTATTAGCGTCTTTAAAGGATTTATATATATCTTTTTTTAAATTTAAAATTGCATCATCTTTTTCTAAAAATTCTCCTAATGTTTTTTGTACTTCTACTCCTGTCTTAGTTCTACCTTTTGGTCCTACTTTTAGATCACTCATAAAATCAATATAATCATCTAATTCTTCCTGTGCTTCAACCCAAGATATATTGTCTTCTTTAAACTCATTTAATATTGTGTAAGCATTTTTTTTAATTGTTTCTACTAAAGCTGTAGGAGAAACAACTTCTGATAAACCTAATGAAACAGCATAATCTATATCTTCTTGCGTTAAATTTACAGCATGGTCATAACCAGTTATAAATCCATCATTATCAATAATATTTAATTCTATATTCTTATCGTATTTTTTTATATTACGAAAATTCTGTAAAGAAGTTGATGAAATAATACTGGAATATTTAGCAATATTTTTATCTGCTGAATTACTAACTTGTCTATCAAAAACTTTTTTTAAAGCTGCATTTTGTTTTGGTAAAAAATATTTATTTAAAATTGATGGTCTTATTCCTTTTGTATTTATTAATGACGTTCTATTAAAGTCTGATAGTGCTTTATCAAAAACAGCAGAGTTCACATCAAAGTCTGATAAAGGCACATAATCAACACCACCAGATTTGTTTGGCACTTCAACTGTGTAATTTTTAAAAAACTTTTCTGTATTCAATTCCGCAGCATTACCTAAATTAATTGCTATTTGTCTTTCTGCACCTATTTGAAAAAATCTATTATTACCTAAAAAATCTTTTTTAGCTCTACTACCATCTCTTTCATTTATTGTTTTTATTGCATTTTTTAATTCTTCATCATCTGCTTGCAATATAAATTGCTGACCTTCTACCAATTTTCTTTGATTTCTTTCATCATCTTTCTTAACTGCAAATTTTGTTAATACTGGATTAACTACTTCTAAAATTTCTGCTAAATCTGCCAAGCTACTTTTTCGTGTAGCAGTAACAGGCTGCACAAAAGTATTAACAGGTTTTCTAAAACTATCGCCTGATGTACTTTGAAAACTTGAACTCATAATTTAATAATCAAAAACATTGTCTGCTCTGCCAAGTTCGGTATTAAAGGCACTTCCAGCAGCACCTAAAAGAATTGATGCTGTTGAAGGAATTGCATTGTAAGCATTAATAGTATTACTTCTTAATCTATTTCTAATACCTTGATATTCTGCTTCAGTTGATTTTATATCAAACAAATATTGTCTTTCCATAGATTCAATGCTTTGTCTTATTTTTTCATTGTAGTTCGCACCTTGTCTTATTTGATCCATTACTAATAAATTTGTGGTATTACCAACTTGTCCTTTTGCTAATAAAGCTTTAGTTGCTACTAATGTATCTATTCTTTTAGCAAATTTATCTTGTCTAGCAGCAGCTTTCTTTTCTTGTTTACCTTCAGATAAAGCTAATTGTTGTTGTCTTTTGTTGTCTTCAGCAGATTGTACACCTTCTACTTCTTGTTGATAAGTTTGTTCAGCTTTATCTTTTGCAGCACCTTGCATAGCAAGACCTTGAAAAAGATTTAAACCTCCACTAATAGCTGCTGGAATTGAACACATTTAAGCTATCCTCAAAAACTCATAAAATGGTTTTTCATGTTGACCATACTTTTCGTGATACTTTATAAAAACAAAACCGAGAGCTTCTAACCACTTTATAGCAGTATGATTCTCTGCATATACAAAATTATATAGGAGTTTATAAGATTTCAACAAACTGTCTACCCATTTTCTACCTTTTCTTATTAGTTGTATTTTATATTTTTTATTAGAAAACAACTCGTCAGTACAGATCATAAATATACAACCACCTTTTATTACTCCACATAATCCCATAGGCTGATCTTCGTCACCAGCTATTGTCAAAACTTTTTCACCAAATAAATAAGACAAGCGTAAGGCATCTTCTGGATCTTGTCCTGTCTGATATAAACCTTCTAATCTATCCATTTGTCTCATGTTTTGACATACATAATTAAGATCAGATAGTTTTGATTTTCTTAAATATCCCATTAAGTTCTTCTACTCCTCATGTGAAATACTCCTTCATATTCTGCACTAGCTAATAATGTAGGCAAGAACGTATTGTTCTTTACATCTATATCTACTCTATCTGACTTACTCATAATTGGTACTTTAAATGTACCTGTATCTAAATTAATCTGACCAATAGAAGCAGAAGCAGCACCAAGTAAACGACCAGTAAATTTATGAAGAGATGTGTCTCTATTCTCAGGCGTTACTTCTACTTGAAAGAAACCAGAGTCTTCATACTTAATATAAAAATGATGTATTTGTAGTCGACCACTTATAAGTTCAGTAGCACCTTGCGCACCTTGAGTTAATCTTTGTTGACTAAACCTATAGTGCATTTCAAAAGGTTCACCAATAATAAATTTACTATTTCTAAAATCACCTGTAGCGGTAATAGTAGAAGTAGAACCATCAGTTGCATTAGTAGTCGTTAGTGCTTGTCCTGATACAAGAGTTTTTGTATTGCCTTGAGCATCTACAAAAGTGCTTGTTTCATTGCTGGCAAGATACCTGCCAACTACATTCATGTTAGCTCTCAACCTATAAGGAACTGTAAATGTAGAAATACCAGTAGCAGAGTTATAAGCAACAGATACACCGCTAGTAGCTTCAGTTACCTTGTGGTCTAAGTGATATTCAAACTCTGCATTAGGTTCTCTAAAATTAGTTTCAAACGGTATTTTTTCTAGTGTTACTTTATTAGCTTCTTCTATAACCATTACCAAATCAGTACCAATAAAATCAATATTTAAAATAGACCTGTTACTGTTTATTGTGTAAGTAAACCAAGCATTTAAAGCTTTAGTAAACCCTTCACCATATAACCATCTATTTACATATAATTTATTTGGATTATCTGTACCAAGTAAAACAAGAATATCTTGGTTGTTAGATACTGCCATTTTAAAAATGCCACTTGGTATCAGTCTTGGTACATGAATAGTTGTGTTTGCAGCATCTTGGATTTGTTGATTACCTGCAATAATATATTCTCTAATACCTGCAAAAGAACCTTTTTTAGTTAAGAAATAGATAGAAGAACCAGAACCTACAGGCTGTGCTGCTGCGTTACTTTCAAATTCGGTTTGTACAAGTACGTTAGCAGTTGAAGGTGTAAGGTTATCTGCTGAACTTGATAATACAAATTGTGTTTGCTCAGAAAATAATATAAGTTTTTCTCCCATAGTTATTGCGTGTTTTAATATTGCAACTTTTGTATGAGATGCAGCTACGTCTATGGGTTCTGTATCTAAAACTGATATAACTGTTTCGGGAAAGAAATTAAAAAACTCTGATACTGTTGAAAGTATTACATTATCACCTGCTAAAAATCCTAATCTATTTCTAAAGAAAAATACATTATTAATTTTTTGTCCAATAAAAGAAGGATCTGGTGCTGATACTAAATCACCAACAACACGTTCACCCCATTTAGGTAGTGTAAAATCAGTTCCCGATATTGTATATGTATCTCCATCTACTCTTGCAAATCTAAAATTACCATCTGCCTGACGTATGAGAACGTGTGGCATTGTGTTGTAATTAAATTTAAAAGATATGCCAGCTTCTACTGTTTCTGACCATTGGCCTTCTTCAAAAGCACCACCATTATTAGTTGTAAATTTTACATAATAATTATCAAAGTCTGTGTCTTCATCACCAATAATTTCTACTACATATCCATTCGGTGACACATTTGGAAGATCAGTAAATTGTTGTACTGAGTCTTTTATTATTGTCATCTTAGTGTTACCTTGAGAGTCATTACCATCTATAGAAAAATTACTACCATCATTTTTTTTAACATGAATTACAGGACCATTTCTTGCAATCGTAAATCCTGTAAGACCAGAAGTTAATCCACCTGCAAGGTCAGAAGCTACAGTATCAGTTGATAAAGGATCATTACCAGTAGTGTCATCTGTTACTGTCACACCATCTACAGTTACAGAATAAGTTGTTTTAGATGTTGCTTGATTTATAAATATAATTGCTTGTGTAATATTGCTGGCACTATTTGATACTGCTGTATCCATTGCAGTTACAATACTTGTATTTACAACAAAGGTAAAGTCAGCAATAGTTACTGTCTTAATTACACTTCTAGGATTTGATGTATTTAAATAGCTTGTGCCATCTGGTTTGTTGACTGTTTTTTCTGTGCCATCTAACTCATAAACCTTTACATTGCCATTACTAAACACAGCTACATACTGTTCAGTTGCATCTCTATTTATAGTTTGAATATGAACATTGCCAAGAGTAGAGTTGCTAATTCCAGCTAAAAATTGCGATCCAGACCTTTTTGTTAAACCAAGAACAGGGTTGCTATCAGCATTGTCTTGTATGTCAGCGTGATCTGCTTGCTTTAAAGCATCAGAAGACTGCGATATACCTCTCAATAATGTAGGTATAGCTCTTGATATAACAGCCATAGTTATCTAATTAAGGCACTAGAAGGATTGTAAGTATCAAAGATACTGGTAAGAGAAGGATCTCCTCTTAGTATATTATGGTCTCCATTCGCTAAGTCTGTTTCCATAAGTATTGCTCTAGCTCTTTGCTCGTCTTGTTGTGTATAAGTCCTTAATGCTTGATCGCTTACAAGTCTGTCAACAAATTTTCTTGCAGCTTGAATATTCATATAATGCCTAGCTGGTTCTGGTATCTCATTAAAATCTCTAAAGTAAACTACAGTACAAATTAAGTCTTCATCAAATTCATACTTATTATTTTGTCTATCATATAGTTTTAAACCACGTTGTATAGGATCAATGGTTGGGTGTTGATGTATATTAGCATCTACTCTTAATACGTTCGTAGGAATGTTTATTTGATTAGATCCATCTCTTGTAAGAGTTACATCTATTTCTGTATTAAAAGACCAGCCTTCTGACTGTACGCTTTTGTTAACTTCATTAAGGGTTGACTGAGCAATACGAGCATCAACAGGAAGAGTACCGACAAGACTGTTTATAGGTGCTTCTCCTATAGCAGCCAGCATTATGTTGATACATTCAAGTTCAGTAGTTGCAGCTACAGCCATTACATACCTCCAATTAATTTTTTGTAAGCTTCTTCTTTAGCTTTTCTAGCTTTAGAAATTTCACCAAATTTACTTACTTCTTTTGGATTATCATATTTTTTTCTTACTTCTTTGACAAACCATTGATGTGGTTTTAATCTATCTTTTGATTTTTTAATTTGTAAAGTCTTCCTTCCTTCTTCCATATCTAATACCCCTTCTTTTTAATTTTAAGTGAGTCTCTCCCACCTTTCTTTTTTTTCTTTTTTGAGGAATGATACATGGGTATAAAAAAAGGGTATCTAATAATAAGATACCCTATAAATTGAAATTAAGAAGCAGCAAGTTTAATTGTTGCAGCACATTCTGGTCTTAGGATTCCATGACCAAGTGCGTATTTAGCAACCATTAATGTACCTTGATACATAATTCCGTAGTCCTGACCTGAGATCTCAGTTGTCATATCCATAAGTTTTACTGTACCAACAGCAGACTTGTGGAAGACAAGACCAATAGTTTTACTATCGTCACCTGAGTAAGTGTTGTTCGCACCACTTGGGTTAGAAGATACGTTAGTCTGAGGTACGTTGTTTGACATCATGATTGGTATGCCAGCAACTTGTTGTACCTTACCAGAAGCAAACGAACCATTACCCTGTGGGTTGAAGTCAACATCTACA